ATTTCATCTGTCTATTCTCTCGTGGTAAAACATAAATTCTTCGTCTAAATATGATAACAACTCAAAATTACTCAAAGTTGCTGCATATTCCATGTCAATATGGATTCTTGGATATTCCAGCGTAAAATCAAACAATGGGGTTTCTGATTCAATTATATACTTTTTCATAAATCCACTTCGTTTTCTAAGCAATTTCCACATATGTCTGAAAAATTGTAATCTCCTTTAGATATTTCTCTAGAACACATTTCACAATAATATTGATTCTCTTTTAAGTATAGAGAATAATAGACCAAAACATCATTCAGAGCAATTTTTAAAGTTTCCTCTGTATATTCTATAGTAGATTTTTCCATCCATCTAGCAATAGATTTTAACGTGTATATTGATTTCTCTTTGTTTTCCATTACGCTATTTCTTTAGATAAAATTGAATTTTTTAATTCTGATAAAAAGTTATCCATTTCTTTTACGGTTGATTTATTTCTAGCAAGGTTTGCAGACCTACAAGTTAAAACAACATTATCTCTCGTATAACCCTTGTCATTGTCTAATCTATCTAAACTTGGAGATCGTAACCAATTATTTCTAGTAAAATCAATGTCAACACCAAACCAATTGCATTTGTTATTTTGTTTTTCTTTTAGTTTGGTTAAAAAATTAACGGTAATTTCTGACATAGCCTCTAAATTAAAATCTTTATCGTACTTTTCTGATAACCTAACAAGAGAACTGCTATTCTTTACAGATGAAATTATAGATTTTTGCCAATTATTTCCGTATCTAATTGTTTTTTTTCTATAATTCTTATTATTAATAGAATGGCAAGATTTACAATATATATCACAATTATCTCTGCGTTTTCTATCAAGATAAAATTCACTTAGTTTTTTTGTTTTTTTACAAATTCCGCATTTTTTAATTGGAGATATGTAAAAGTATTCTATAAAATATTTTTTAAAACATTCTGATTTAATTTGATACCGTCTATTTTTTCTTTTTTTACTGCATACCCTACATTCAAAATCACATTTATCTGCATTTCTTTTATGTGAATAAAATTCATTTTTATTTTTTCTTTCTTTACAAGTAGCACATATTTTAGTTGGACATATGTAGTTGTATTGAATACTATATTTTTCAAAATATTTATTTCTTTTATCTTGATATAAATTCTTTTTTATTTGAACACAATCTTTACAAAAATTATCAAAACCATCTTTTGAGTTTTTCTTTATGTGATAATTACTTATATCACGATTTTTATTACACATTTTACATTTTTTCATGGTGTTTTTATGTTTGTTTATTCAAATAAACAGAACTAAATAATAAAAACCAAATATTACTTTCATTACTTTCATTTTTCTCTTTAAAGGAAAGGATATTTCTTTAAATATCATAATACAACTAGATTAATAGATTAGAGATAAGGATGGTAATAAAAAACAAATCAACCCCCTACCCCCTAGAAGAGAATTGATCTGTTTAGTTACTACCGTAATACAACTGAGTTAATGAGTTATCAATTAAGTGTGGCTAGTTAGCGGTAACAAATCGTCAAAGACCTACTAACTATTTAAAATAAATATATCTTCTTAGTTTTCAAAAAGAATTATGTTTTTAGAAAGACACCGCTTACATCTATGAAGTAGGTAAAGTGTTAACCTCTTTTATTATGGGAAAAAGAGAACATAAAAAAAACCCTAGCCACATTACCAACGACTAAGGTTTCTAAAGACTAGTTAGCTCATTTCTAGTTTTCTTTAAATGTCTTATGGTAATGAAGTATTTTATTGTGAGCAATGCAAATATAAACAATCTCCAACTAAAAAACAACTTTCATTACTTTCATATTGATTTTGAAAGCTTTGAAAGCTAGGTATTTGTATAGTAGAAACAAATAGTAGCTATATTTGCGCTATGCCAAAGGAAGAAACATACTACAAAGGAAAGGGCAACACAAATGCCTCGGTAACTACGCAATTGAATAAGAATAAGATATTAGAAGCCATGCAAGATGAATATGGAGCAATTCAGCATTCATGTGATCGTGCTGGTGTATGTGTCGCAACTTATAGGAACTATTACAATAACGATGAAGAGTTTAGAGCAAAAGCAGATGCCAATTAGAGCAGTTGTCAAAGAAAAGGTTGCCAATAGCTTAATTCGTAAAGCAATTGAAAAAGATGATACGTTAAGTCAAATATTCTTTTTGAAGACACAAGCTGGTTGGGTAGAAAAACGACAAGTGGAAATAACTCAAAAGAGAGAGTTGATACAAATTGTACCAGCAGATAAATTTCAGATCGAAGAGGCAGAAATAGTAGATGGAGATACAAGCGAATAAGCAATTCTACCAATGTGTAGAAAGTGTCGGTAAAAGGTTTGTAATCCACAATGGTGGAACAAGATCGGGCAAGACATATGCCATATTACAATATCTTATTTACAAAGCACTAAATACCGACCCCAAGGAAGCCTTAAATTTTACTATAGTGAGGAAATTTTTACCATCTTTAAAAGACTCGGGTTATTCTGACTTTTTTGAGATACTTAATTCGTGGAATTATTATTCGGCTGAATTTCACAACCGAACTGATTTAAAATACGTACTTAATGGGCATACATTCAAGTTTCTAGCTACGGGAGACCAACCCGAAAGATTGCGTTCAATGAAGAGAGATATTCTTTACATCATAGAATGTCAAGAGTTAAGTAAAGAAGAAATGCGCCAATTAAATTACAGAACAACAACACAAGTTTTTATGTGCTATAATCCCTCAATGAGTGAACATTGGGTGTATGATCTTGAGGACAATAGGGCAGAGGATGTTGCGGTATTTGTAAGCACTTTTAAGGACAATAATTTTATTAGTGATATTCAGAAAAGAGAAATAATGAAACTTGANCAGACTGATCCCGAAGCTTGGAGAGTGTTTGGTTTAGGTTTAAGNGCAAGTACAAACAANGGTAGAATCTANAAGGGATGGGAAGAGGTGTCTGAATTACCCGAAGGGGCAGTATTCTATTCAGTAGATTTCGGATTTTATCCCGATCCNTCGGTAATNCTAAAAATTGTGAGTGCAAATGAAAGTATTTACGTAAAGGANTTGGCTTATTCGACCAAAATGGTTGATGAGGATATTATCATGGTTTTAAGGAATGCTCATTACATGGGTGAGCCAATATATTGTGATCACAACCAAAAGCAAACAATAGAGCAACTGAAGAGAAGTGGCTTTGCAGCACGTGAGGCTAGGAAGGGTAGTGGTAGTATTTTAGAAGGAATTAATTTTTTAAAGAGAGCAAGTGTTTTTTATCAAAAAGACTCAAAGAATCTTTTAAAAGAATATCAAAATTATAGTTGGAAATTAAAGCGTGGATTTGATCCCGATGATGACAATGCCTATGAGCAATTTCCCGAAGGAAAGAACGATCATAGTATGGATGCATTAAGAATGGGATATTATTCTCACTTTTTTGTAGGAAATAAATTCTTCGTTATATAGCTTTAAGTAGCATTGTAGTAGTATATTTCTTATTAGTGTATGGTTTGAATTTAGTTTTCTGTAAGAAAACCCTCTATAAATTGAGGGGTATTTTTTATTTTCGTTATTTTTGTCTTAAATATATATAAATGGGAATTTTCAATTGGGGAAAAAAGAAGGAACAAAAAAATGATCCTCGGTATAATGAGTTAATTTTTGGTAGATTTGGTGTATCTCCCATCATACAACAAAACCCATCAAAGGAAGCATTTATTCGTGAAGGATTTCAAAACAATGCTACGGTTTATTCTATCGTAGATTTGATTTCTAAATCAGCCTCAAATGTAAAGATGAGGGTTTATGAGAAAAAAGATAGGGGTGCTTTAAAGGAATACACTAGTTTAATTGGTGGAGCATTTAATGACACATCAATGTATGAGGCTAAGAGTGCTAAAAAGAGGGCATTAAAACCAGCGGACAATTCTGAGTTGGCAAAATTCTTAGATAATCCGAATCCAATGCAAGGACAAGCTGAATTCATGATGGATTTAATTGCCTTTGAATGTTTAACGGGAGATGGATTTATATGGGGATTAAAACCCGAAACGGGAGGACAGAATGGTAGGATAAAAGAAATGCACGTTTTGCCTTCTCAGTTAGTTGAAATTGAGGGAGGAACGATTACACAACCTATTAAAGGATATACTTTGAATT